TAGTTGACGTAGTCGGTTACCTGTTCTGCGAAAGGCACGTCCTGGAGTTTGCGAGGTGTGAAGGAAATTGCCTTCTCTGATCCAAAGAAGATCCGCATCAAGGCCGGTAAGACCTGGTTGACCGAATCGTGTAGAGACCGATCAACAATCTGAGATCTGCCATCTTCCTCTGGAGGAGAATGACCCGACTCGTTGAACGGATGTCCTAACCAGTACCGCATCGCCTCAGCCCGGTGCGGGCTGATGGTGTGGTCATTAAAGTCAATCGCATCCGTCAGAGTTGCCGAGATCCAGGACTCGAGCTCCTCAATTGACATCGGTTTCAATTCATCAGACATCAGACCTTTTTTTTGCTCGCAGCTTGGAGGCTGCGCTCAAATCCTTGAAGTGGAAAACCCTCTCGCTGTTTCTGCCGTGTACGGCTCCGCTATGCAGCGAGCCGTCTGGCATCTTGTGGGTTTTGCCAGTGTACCTTGTCCCATCTCTATAATAGTGGACTGCCTCTTTTGCCATATTATTTTTTCTTCTTCTTACCGTATGCCCCCATTACCTTGCTCTTGTATGCCCCCATTGCTCCACCGTGCTTCTTTCCGTACATCGTCTTCTCTCGTTGGAGATTAGCAAAATAGACCGAGCTTGGAGCTCGGGCTGGTAATTCTGTCACTTCTTTTTCTTTGCCCCAGCGAAAACCTCTCCTCGGTACGTGATGCTCATATGTCCTTCTCCAGGCCAATACACTGTCGAGCGAATGAGTCCCCCATCTCCTTACGTTGCTCCACGGTGAGCATCTGCAACTGCTTCTCGCTGACAACGTCTCGGAACTTATCAATCACACAACTGCACTGCTGGAGCGCATACTGGCTAGCGATCGGCTCCGGTGCGTGTTGCAGCATCGAGGGGATTACTGCCTGCATACAGGTCCAGGTCCAGGTGACGAGAAAGTAGGTTGTGTAGCTAGCAGACATTGGCGACCATCCTTTTCTTGGTACGTACCTTGTGCCTACGATACTGGCCCCGAGCGTCAATCGCTCGGCTGGCCATCGAGATCATCAGTGCATCAGCGTAGTCTGGACTGTGACCTAATCGTTTTTTGGTTTCCGCCTTCGACTCAATTGCTAGTGTGCCATTACTGCGATAGTTGTAGCGGGTTGCGACCAGGTCCCTGACGAGCTCCTCGTTGTCTGGAATCGACACTTCTCCCTTGAACCAGTCTGCAAGCTCAAACCAGAGCTCTGCTCTCAGGTTCGCATACTTCTCACTCATACTCGGAGCCTCTCCCACATTCACACCCCTGGCTGGCAACCCAAGCTCTCTCAATCTATCAAGCACTCCGGATCCCAAGCCTACCGAGTCAATCAGGACCTCCTCTACCGGGAGATACCAATCTCGCTGATACAACTCCACCAGCCTTCCGGAGGTCTGCATCAGGTCAAGTTTCTTCCAGGAATGGACCTCGAGGACCCTACGACCCTGGCGGACTACCGCTACGGTTGAGTCATCTCCAAACCGGGCAATATCGGCAGCAATAATGATCGGGGTCTCCCTGGGTTGGTACACCTTGCGATGTCTGGCGAGCTCCACGTGTTCCATTGCAATGACGGTATCGTCATCACTCTTTGGAAAGAGACCCAGTACACGCACTCTGAAGGCGTTACTCTCCTCGCCTCCGTACTTGAGCCTCATCTCCTCGACGTATGCTGGACTCACCAGCGGAGAGTCGAGGCAACTGATTCGGAAGGTCTTCCAGTACGGCTTGAGCCGGTGATGAGTGTCGTAGAAAAAGCCAGAGCTCCTGACTCCGTTACCCAGGAGGAGGAACGTCGAATTGGATCCGGATGTCGATCCTAATGCACTCTCAAAAACCTGCTCAGGAACCCCGGAAGCCTCGTCTGCAATCAACAGAATATTCTCACTATGCGCTCCAGCCAGGGCCTCTGGCTGTTCTGGTCGGCTTAACTTTGCTGCACAGAAGCTCTCGCTCGGAGCTCCTGCGAGCTCCACTCGATCCTGCTTGACGATCAACTGCTGTTGCAAAGGATCTGGCAGTTTCTTGATCCAGGTCTTGAATTCGGCAAACAAGGCATCATACAACTGGCCACTGGTTGGAGCCGTCACCAAGGTCTTCTGAGGATACCTGGTGAGCATATGCCAGATCATTGCCCAACTTGCGGCTGAACTCTTCCCAGTACCGTGGCCCGAGACCGTTGAACACTGCCGTACCTCCGGATCTGCTACTGCTCTCAGAAGCTCTGCCTGCCACTCCTGGGGCTCTACTCCGAGAATATCCGTACAGAAGCCAACCGGGTCATTCTCATACCGGTCAAAGATCTGCTGAAAAACACTGACGTTGCTTTGGTTCATATCCCTGATTGTGAGTAGGACCGGTCAAGCTGCTAGGAGACCCCTCTCCTATAGTGCTGGCCAGCACCACAAGCCCGGTCCTATTTTTCAGTGGAGCGCAGCGTAGGAGCTCTCATTCTCGGAAGGCCGATAGCATTTTAAGACTTCCAACTCCGTTTTGCTTTGATCTCCTGGCTACAGAGCCCTACTCGTCCACACTTCGTGGTCTGCCTTCGCGTGAGCGGCAGAAGCCATTCAACCGTTACGCTCCAATTCCTTAGTCAATCCGAGTGATCTGGATCACTGCCTTGCCTCCCTTGATGACCTCCTTGCGGTGGATGTGCAGCCGATCAATCTGGTTATCGTTCGGAATGATTCCAGAGGCCTGCAACAGGTCGATCGTTGACTTCCCATAGTTGTCGATGTCCAACAACCTCCGCGATGGAGGAAAGAGGCTGATGCTTACCATCAGACGATCTTCCTCCGAAAAGGATCCAGCCAGGTGCTCGAGCTCCTTGGAAAACTCCTTGTACTCCCTGCCCCGCTTCGAAAGGATCGATCTGCCATTCACACTACGATAGTAACCATTCACACTAATCGGCCAGGGTACGGTAATCTGCACTCGCCAGGCATTCTCCCTCTCCACGCTCTCTGTCACTGGCTCACTCTCAAGACCCGGAAACTAGAAACCTTCGAATACTGATCAAATAACTCTGGCTTGTCCTTCTTCAAAGCCTTCAAGTCTAAACTCTCCCTTGTCTGGGACTTCCAACTGGCTAGCTTCTCGTCTCCACACTGCAGAACCTCACACTCGCCAATCATCGACTTGATCTCTGCCTCCAGGTGCTTCCGCTGATCAGCAATCTCTACCTCCTGACCCTTCAGCTTGTTGTACTCCTCGATGATTCTCCGATCGTGCTCCCCACAAAGGGCTGTTGATTCCGATTCACTGTCCGGATACATCAAATCGTAGTCTGTACTCGTCATCTCCGTTGGAGGTGTTGTCGTCTGGACACACTGCCAGAAGGCCTTAGAAGCCTTGACCAGCCTCTCCTGGTCATCCAGATTCGGCCACACCCGATACATCCGGATGTCCCTGTCATCGAGGATCGCTACCGCCAGGTAAGCCGAGCCGAGTCCGGTTAACAGCAAGTATTGCTGTATCTGCCAGTAGTGCGACTTTGGGATCACCCCTACACAACTCTCCTCATTTGTGATCACCAAACCGTCCTGACCGTAACTCCTCGCTGCTCTGGAAGTCGTCGTCTTGCACTCCAGTAACAGGTCCGCCTGACGACTCATCCGGTCAATATGCGCTACCAGGAAATCGTGCTCCGGATGCACAAAGCGCTTGTTGGCTCTCCGAAACTGCACATCCAACCGGTCACTCGCTGCCTGCGCAACCAAATCCTCAAAATAATGGCCCCAGGCGGTGGCGGTATTGCCCTCAAACGGCTGATCAATTCCAACCTTGACCCTCCAGAGCTCGTAAGGGCTCTGGTACGGATTGACCCCGAGAATCACTCCTGCATCGGATCCACCTAAAAAGTGCCTCCGGTCCTCTGCCGTAAACAAAGCTGAATTATTTTGATTATTTCCGTTACTCATAACAGCCGACCTCTTCTCTGTAAAGTTTGAAACTCATTAGTCCTGGATCAACCTCTCAAAAGACCCGTCCTTCCGGAAGTCCAACTCCCGGAGCTCCTCCACCGGAAGATGGACCTTCGGACCACTCGTCCCCGCTACGTGTAACTCGTGTCTCGTAATCCGATACCTCCTCAGATTGTCATCGGCCTGCGTTACCCCAAATACCCGATACAACCCATCCGGATCCACCAGGTAACGAAACACAAACCAAACCGGTATTCCACAGACCCGGTAGTCAATCAGCGCCTCACGCCACTTGTGATAGCTGATGATCTGCGTGGGGTATCTGTACTCCACCGGAACCTGCCGACGAGAGCCAACCTGCTTGAGCTCGAGGAGAGCTACCAGCACTCCGGTCTGGTCGTAGATCTCCAGGTCATACGTGTCGTACTTCCCAAACGTCCTCTCTGCGTGATAATGCGTCTGCTCGTTAATTAACGAAGCCAACAACCGCTCCTCACTCCCAGAGTCCAATACCGGTCTGCCCGGATCAAATATCACTCTCTGACTACTCATCTGCGTTTCCTTCCTTGCTCAATTCTCTCTCTGGCCATCACGTCCTCCACTACCAGGATCGGAGGCCCGTGCTTCGAACACGATATTGACGTACTGTCCTCCTGCCAACATCCACAACTCTTCGAGCTCCCATACCTGAGAGCCGCTCCTCTGACAAAACTCTCCTCTCCACAGTCACACAAACACCTCCAGAGAGCTCCCTCTCCTCCCCGCTTGCGGAAACGCTCAAAAGCCTCTCCCATTATCATCCGCTCCTGGACGACCAACCTGCCGTATCGGTTCCCTACCTCGTTGATTGCCTCTGTCGAGCATCCACAACTACGGATTCCTCGCTTGATGTTCTCTGCACTGATTCCCTTGATGACCCCACAGTCACACTCGCAAAGCCAGACCGCTCCCGAGGAGTATCTGCGAATCCTCTCAAACTCCGGTCCCTCGTCAATCTTGCGGATGATCCTCAACCTGCCGTGTCTCTCCCCTGTTCTTTCGCGGTATGTTCCCATTTTCAAAAAATAAAAGATGACGGGCTGGTTCTCAGATCATCGGGTAGTGGGGGGGGGTAGTGATGGTAATACTCCGACCAGGCTCGGTCCCAATATTCTTCTCCGTTCTTCAGACTGTCCTCGTTGGATGCTTCCAGGACCATTCTGGCTAAGTTCCCAATCGGATCCTTCCGGTCCTGCTGTTGGCTGAGCCACTCGAAAAAACGTCTGTGATGGGATCCGTAGGTCGGCTTCATATGTTCTGGGTGTAGGGGAATTTGGGAGGTGTGGGTATGTCGTCGTCCACCCCGTACCCTTTTGAAAGACGCCCAGGGGGGCTCCCAGCGTCGAATTTGGCTGATAATGTTCCCAAGTGTTGCCCTTTTTGTTGCCCTTATCCCCATTATCCACAGTTAACCCTAGTATTTATGCGGATTATCGGTTCCCTATTTAGCCACCGAACCAAGCTATATGTTCGTTAAGATATATTATCGAACATATAGATTCTACTGATTGACCTCTGATATTTACTGGGCTAGAGAGGAATTCAGATAAAATGAACAGGCGCGGCTAACCGCTGAAATATTATCAGCGATGACGGCACGATGGCAACCACACCCACTCCCTTCTGAGGCATCTCTTTCAGTTGACGCTCAACCTCCCGCAGACACTTCAGCCTCTTCAACAGCCTAACCTCTTCCTTTAGCCTCTTGAGTTCCTGCCGATAGTCATCCTTTGCCATTTGACCCCCACTAGCTCACTTACCAGCACCAATCAACGCCCTATATCCTTCCCCTTCCTTTCCCTCCCACTCTCCACAGGAATCATCCCGCTGTACCAAAGGCCAAACAGCCATTCGATCTATGTCATTGGTAATAAAGACAACTTTGTACATCCTAGGTCTTGGAGCATATCTCTGGCAGTATCCCAACCCAGCGTGTACAGCATCGTCTGTTTTCCTAAAGAACCTACAACCCAAGCAAGTCTGGTCATCTTTAGTTTCTTTCATTTTCACCTTTCCCAATGAATCAACCCTTACTCCAAACAGAACCCCAACCTCCCGAAAGTTTGGCGACTGCACGGGTGATTGGGGCGGTAAAGCACCACTTAGCGAGGTGAATCGCCACTCGATGTTTAGGCGGGAGTCTCAGGGTACATCGAGCAACCCTTGAGATCGTCGTGAAAATGCGTCGGTAGACGAAGCTACGAGCTCCGCTTTCCTCAGAGTGTCTGCTCTGCCTTGAGGCCTCCGAGGCTATCGACGCATTCGGGAGCAGTACCGGCAGGACACCTGTTCCTTTTCCCAGTACGGCATTTTATTTGGCTTATAACAGCCACACTGTGAGCAGAGCCGTAGCCTTGGAGGCTCGGCCTCTGCGACTTTGGTGAATCTCCTCTCGAGTCGTTGGGAGAGAGTCACTCGACCTCGATCTCGATGGGGAAGTAATCTCCACAGAACTCGTCTCTTTCGGTAACTGGCCAAAAAGCGTAGTAATCTTGACAATCTCCCATAGAGTGTCCAGAAGCCTCGTCAAGCGTCTTTAAGATTGGTCTAGGTGAATGCTTGTGACACTCCCCAATCGGATGCCTATGACGATTCTGAGCATCCCAGAAGGCACATCCGCTACATCTCCCCATCTCTCTTCTCACTCTGACACCAAGATTCTGCTCTGGGCCTCCAGACGATAACTCTTCCATAGACCTCCTTAGTCCGCTTGGCTGTGGTAGGTAACTCCTGCGGCAAGGTCCTCGGTGACCTTGACGAGGTTCTCTGCTCTCTGCTCGAAGCTAATTCCCTTGACTTCCACAGCCTTGACATACGAGTGGCCAATCGCCTGAGAGGCTCTGGCAAAGTAATCTTCAAGCTCATCAATGCTGATCGACTCGAAAGTCATCTCGATGGAGGTCACCTGGTGACCGTCTCGGTGTATCAGAGTCAGAGTCTCCATTCTCAATCTCCTTTGTTGGGTTAATGACCTTTGCTTCCTTGCGGAGCTTGTGGGCAGTAATGAAATCCGTAGTGATGTTGGTGATCTGAACAGCAGCCTTCTCTCCGAAAGTCTCCCTATCCAGCATCTTCGCATTCTCATTCGCAGACTGGATAGCAGTCCGAATCTCCCGATAGTCCACGATCTCTCCCTGCTCCAACCTCTCTTCCAGGTTTGCTGTCTGCTTCTGAGAGATCCTCGAGCTCGTCAGAGCGAGGTCCTTTGCCTGCAGCTTTTTCAGTACCTCGAGCTCCTGCTGTTTGATTGCTGGGAACTTATCCAGATACTCCCGGTAGTAGGCGTAGGGGATCTGATGCTTATCCAGAACCTCGTGATATCTCCGGTCGTACTTTTCGAGAGCCAGCACGTCCTCCCAGAGCCGAGACCAAAACTCTGGGTTTTTGGCTCGGATCACGAAGTTATGAATTTTTTGATCTCGTCGCTTTTGGTTACCTGCCATTTCCTGGTTGAACTAATTTTTTGGTTTTTGTTGAGCTTACGAGGTGTTCACCTGTTCCTGTATCTCTCCCCCCTTAAGGGGGAGAGAGATTTACAGTCAGTTGAACAGTGTGTTGAACACAACCACGTAGATAGCTGGAGTTGAACAGTTGAACATCAAATAGACTCTAGTTGAACATCTGGTTGAACATCTATTGAACTAGCTCTAGCCACATAATCTTCCTGGAATTTAAGCAGTGAATGGAGCTCCCCAAACAGACCTTTGTAGTTGTTTCGGATGTTGCTCAACACACTTCTCGACACTCCCTTTTTAGAGCAGATCGAATTCACTGCCTTCACCAGAAACCAGGTAGGAGCGTTCTCGCTCTGTAGGCGAGCCGCTCTCTCCACTTCGAGGAAGGATTCCCAGAAAAGGAGAGCATTACCGGAAAGGCCTCCCTTCATCCTGGGAGCCTGTTCTGCTCCTTGAAGAACACAAGTCGTCACAGGAGAACCATCGGGCTTGACCACGTTCTCCAACGTCACTTCTCGGAGCTCCATCGTGATCGCGTCAGGAATCGCACTATCCTTTGATTTTGTGCAGCTAAGAGTCATCACTCCCTCAGTAGATCCAAGGGCATACTCGACATCTACAGCACCACGTAAGGCAGTGGATCCTCTCGCACCACGGGCAGCATCTTTCCCACTGTGATGAACCAGCAGAATCGCACAGGACCAGATCCTCCGGAGCTCATCTAAGAGCCCGATAAACTTATTCATATCCCGAGTGGAATTCTCGTCAGATTCACCAAAATGTCTGGCAACCGTATCGATGACGATCAGCTTGGGCTCCTCTCCATTCTTCTCTGTGATCTTCTCCAGAGATCTGGCAATAGCCTGCACAGACTCCAGGTCTGTCAGATCGGCTCCCTTCGTACTGATCTGCATTCTATGTGGAGAGATGATCCCGAACTGTTCCTGCCAGGCAGAGAGTCTTCTCTGCAGTCCTGGCCTTCCTTCACCAGCTAGATAGACCACTGGACCCTCAGCAACCGTTCTCCCTTGCCAGGACAGACCGGTCGCGATGGAGCAGGCCCAATCGAGTGCAAGAAAACTCTTGCCGCAATTAGGTGGACCTACCAACGCAACAACCGAATCTTCCTCAAGGACACCATCCACCAACTGAGGTGGTGCAGACATCTCGGCACAAAAGAGCCCTACGTCCTCAAAGATCGCGTTGGACCTTCGAGGCTTTGGCTCAGGAAGCTCAGGTTTGACAGGCTCTGTCTTCTCCTCTTTTGGAGGGAAGTCATCATCGAAGGACAATTGGTCAACCTCTTCCGGATCTTCGATCTTTCTTGTCCACACCTCTCGAGCTCTGTCCTGAGCCTTGTCCTGGAACTTTCGAATTGCTGTTAGCAACTCGTCCGCTGTCTTGCCTTGCTTGATCGCTGTTTCCAAATTCCCTCCTCAGAGCAGATTCTGCGAACTTGCTCCGTTCTCCCTTGGGGATATTAGATAATTTATCCACTGTCTCTTGCGAGAGTGTGAACAACACTTGTACTCTTCTCATTCACTTCCAATGTGGTGCGGGGAGCTTCAGTGAGAAAGTCTCTTAAACTCACTTATCGCTTTGTGGGGATATGACACACCGGCCACTTTAATTTAAGAGCACCAGCGACTGGAAAAACTGGCCTCTTAGGAGGAGTAGCCACCCACTTACCCCGCTTGTTTAAAATGGAGCGACCGAGTCGTCCACGTTGTTGCCTTCATCCCTGGACCAACCTGTCCCTTCCTCCCAGGGAGGGAGTCCAGATAGATTGGAGCTCACATACTTCACCTCAGTCCGCTCGTACTGCTTGCCTGACTGGGACACACCGTAGTCACCGGTAGGCCTTACTGAGAAGGCCACCGGCTGACCAGCTAGCAATGTGTTGCCGTTACTCAGCGTGAGCTTCTCCACGATCCCAAGAGCCGAGAACAGTCTCGCCAGAAACTCGTGGCCCATCTCGGTAGCCTTTGGGTTCTTGTGGCCAATCCAACCTCGTTTTCTGGAAGTACCATCTCCAGATCGGAAGGTAATTTGGTACTGCTGGCCGTTTGCAATGGGTTCGAGGAGCTCGAACTGATCGACCGAACCAGTGTAATTTCCACTAGCCAGGATCCGATCGCGTATCTCAATCGTCGTGTTTTGTGGGTCAAAAAGAACGGTTTCACTCATTTGTTGCCTTCTAAAATCATTAGAAATCAAACTCGGTATACCTTGCTGTATTTAGCCAGCCATACAGAGCGTGGTGATTGTTGGTAAAATTAACGGTTGGGCCAAAGAACTCGGTTCGAAACTCTGACAAGGTCTCGGCATTCAGATCCCCATAGTCTGGGAAATACTTCTCAATACATACGACATCGCAGAAGTACATCTGATCCACTTTGTGCTGAATCAGATACCTCTGGGCTCGGAACTCTCCACACTCGTCACACTCGCGTTTGAAGGCATCCAACCGGTCCAACCTGGTGATCACCGCATTCGGACCAAGAGCTCGACGGATCCGAGTCTTGACGAGTGTTGGGATCACTTCTTACTGATCGCTTTGACAATGGTCTCGTAATCCGGATTGATGATTGGTTCCGTTAACCCAAACCGGTTACCAGCGAGATAACTGCTGGTCTCCGTAACGTAGAGCACTCTTTGCTGCAGGTACTGCACGTTGTCTTTACCTGCGACTCTGCTGACTGTTGTGTCTAGTGATAGGAACCCAATTAGTTCAGCCCACTCGCTAAGTAACCCAGCGGCTCTCTTGTCGAGCTTAGGTTCCCAACGATCGTGCTCTGGCATCATCGGGTCACTGACGGTTCTTTGTGTGGTGTGGCACACAAAGCCCACATTCATCTGTTTCTTAACCTGGAGATAATCGAGAGCCGAAAGAATTTTCTGCCAATACTTTACGGCTCCAGTCCTTCCCTTAGCGAAAGCGATGTCATCGATGGACTTGTCCTTCCACTGTTCCCGGAAGTGATCCTTGAGGATCTGCTCCCAGATAATTGCCTCTAACCAATCCGCACTATCGATGAAGAAACTCTTGTAAGTATGAGGTTCTGTAGCGAGAGCTCGAAGCTGATCAAGGATGGTTTGGAAATCAGCGCCACACCAATCTAGTCTTGGGAAGCCGTATCTTTCGCTTCCTCTTTCAACATCGCCAAGTAGCGCTTTAGTGAATGATGCAATGAGGGTTGTCTTCCCTGATTTTGGCTTTCCGATAAAGAGAGCTTTGATCGGGGGGGACTTTTTATCTGTTGCGATGAGCTCTGATAATTTTGAAATTGTTTCTCCCAATTTTTCTCCTCTAGTAATGCCTGATCATTATCGA